AGCCATCGCAAGAAATATTTCCAACAATAGTGTTACTTCCATAAACACCTGTATTCCGTCTAAACGCAATAGCAACTCCTGCTGTTTGCGCCTCCACGTCCATTCGACCGCCGCCGCCACTCGTCGCCCCCACCAGCAAGTTACCACTCGCATCCAGCGTCATCGCCTGAGTAAAGGTAATGGCGTTGCCTGCTGTGCCGGAGGGGGCGGTGAACCACTGAAATGACCCATCACCATTACCTATGCCTAAACGTGTGGCGTTTGCACTAGAAGATTTGTAAATCCAATTTGAGCCGTTCCAATAAAAGTTTGTACCCACAGCCAACGATGAGGACGCACTGGCAATTGTTCCGCTCGTATTTATGTCTAAGGCTTTCCACGAACTCCAAGCACTCGGCGTCACCCCCAAGCCGAGGTTGCCTCCAGTTGAAATCCGAAGAACTGTTGAACCGCCCTGTTGGTACGAAAAGCCATCAGAATTAGCATCATTCAGCAAAAAGCCAGTGCCAGACACATAACTCATGTCGCCATAAGTGGCATTGTCTGTGCGATTCAAACGGAACACGCCACCAGAACCGATGTTCAATTTAGTAGCCGGAGAACTCGTCCCAATACCCAGACCTGTGGAGGTCAGGCGCATCCTTTCCGTGCCAGCCGTGCGGTAAATCTGGGCGCCGTCTTCCGAGTCAAGATAGAGGTTGTTGTCGCTATAAATTTGCAAGACAGGGCGAGCAACACCACTTGCGTTTTTCCAACGAAGTTCTTTGGCGTTGTCAAAAAGCGTGTTAACGCCAATCCCAAACGTAGCCCCATCAAACGTCAGCGCACTCCCCGTGGTCAGGACTTTGGAGCCGTTGAGGTACGCAACACCGTTGGCTGTGCCTGCTGTAAGTGTGGGGTTGACGTTGGCAAACGTGGCGGCTCCATTGATGGTGATCGTGTCACCAGCAGCATCGCCAAGTATGGTGTTTCCTGTAACAGTCAAATCAGTGAACGTGCCCGCTCCAGCAGTGTTGCTGATCTTGATGAAGTCCGAGCCGTTCCACGCGCACAAGGCCGATTCACCTTTGAGAATGGTCACGCCCGTAGTTGGGCCTGCGCCCACCAGCTTGATGCTTTGTGTGCTGGAGCTGGCGTTGATGACGGTGTAAATCTTGGACTGCGCCGGGGCCGTGATGGTTCGAGTTACCGTGCCGCCTGCGGTCCACAAAAGAATTGCTTCACGCGCCGTGTTGGCCGATCCAGTTGTGGTGGTGAGCGTAACGTCTGCATCGGTGCTCAGCGTGGTCGTGCCTGCAACGGCGGAGTCCAGCAGCGAGGTGATGGAGTTGTTTACCACATCGCCCCAGGTGCCGCTCAGTTCGCCCGTGACCGGCAGTGCCAAGCCCAAGAGTGAGGTATATGCTGTAGTCATGTCAAAGTCCTTTAGGCCCAAGTGCCAATGCTTGTGTTAGCGCCGCTTGCGCTTAACGGTGAGATTTTAAAGTAGTTGCCAATTGCCGATGTGTATGCTCCACCGGGTGCGGCTGACAAGGTGTACTGCGGAATAAACGTGCCGCCAGCGTTGATGGATACCGTGCCTTTGAGCAGTGCAATAAATTGCACGCTTGCGCCTGTTGTGGCAACAGTCACTGCTGTGTTGGCTGTTGTCTGAATGTACGAGGTGACATCGGGCGGCGTCACACCGGTAAAACCAGTGGACTTGAACAAGCCCTGCACGCTATACGCAATGTTGTTCACCGTGGCCGTGCCACCAAAACTAAGCCCAATCGTGTGAGAGGTGGTGCCTGCTGTTTTGCTGAGAGCGCACACAGCTTCAAATTGGTAAACGGTCGCCCCTACCAGCGTAACCCCAACCCCTACAATTTTTTGAGCAGTGTTGACGTTTGCGCCCACCAAAGTGGCGTTGAGTCGATAAAACATTTCACCCGGCAACCGAACGGTTCCAAGTCCTGCTGTCACTGCTTGCGGCAAGTTGCCCGTACTGTCCAGATTGATGGAGCGATCAGCGGGGTATGTCACAAAGACGTTTTTTGTCCCAGCGGAAAAGTTGACCAAGCTGCCGCCATTGCTCGACTCAAGCACTGTTGTTCTGGATAGCGTTGTGCCCGATGAGGTGTACGTACCAATGCCAACTTCCCACTCTGTGCCGCCAGAAATGTTGTAGTAAGTGGTGTTTGCGTTACCGATGACCGCGAAAGACTGGAACCCCGTAACCGCGCCCAGCAGAGTTGCCGTGCCAGTCCCTGTGACGGCAGTTGTTTCCTGTACGCGATCCGCAATTACCAGAGCCATGTGTGCCTTTACTCAGTTGGAACCAAAACCCAGCCGGGCGTTTGTTCGTCATTTACCGTACCCCAATTTGGAGTCTGTGCGGTTGTTACGCCAGTCCAGCTTGATGTCTGCGCATTTGAAATTGCCGTCCACGCCGCCGATTGGGCATCGTTAATATTTTGCCAGTTCGCAGTCTGGCTGTCATCAATTACTTTCCAGTATACCGCGATGACATCACCAACAAAACCGGATGCGGCCATGCCGCTCAAAGCAAAAGTTCGACCTCCAATTGTCAAGTTGCCAACTGCTGCCGCAGCATTAACGCCGGATAGGCCGGATAGCCGTTCAGCCGCCACGGAACCCGCAGTGCCAGATGCTGCAACGCCAGAAATTACAACGGGAAACTTGGCGGCAAAACCTTGAGCGTAAACGCCAGAAAGCGCAACTGAAATGTTAGAGGTGGCAGTCCCTGTTAAGCCCGAGGCCACAACATTAGATAGCGCCCGGGCCAAGCTTGCCTGAACACTTCCAACAAAGCCAGTCGCTTCACTTCCATCAAGCGCGGAGAAATACGTGATGATGCCAACAGAGCCATCGGCCTGCACGCCGGTCAGGGCAAAACTTTTATTGACACTCCCTATGCTTCCCGCAACTCCCGTTGCAACTACGCCGGTTAGAGCCACCGTAGAGCTGGCTACGGGAGTGCCAACAAAGCCGGTGGCCAAATCCCCCGTTTCAGTTTCTACACTGCTAGGCGTAACAGCGCCAACAGCGCCTGCGGAAAGTACACCCGCCAACGATTGAGATGGGCTTGCCGTAGCCGTGCCGACCGCGCCTGCCGCCTGTGTGCCAGAAATTGCACGCGAAATGGATGGAGTCAGCGTGCCAACGGACCCTGATGCGCTAACGCCAGTGGCGGGGACGCCAAACGCGGTGGAAACCGAGCCGACGCTACCCGTGGCAGAAACGGAAGTGGGGACAATCGCCCCACCCCAAGCGTTGTACCCCCAAGTGGCGTAGCCCCACGTTCCGGGATTCGGCGCGGCATCACCAGTCGCACCAAACGGCGCACCGGCAAACGGTGCTAACCCGAACATGGGCTATCCTTTAAGTTGTCGCCAAGCGCAGCAAAGCGGTAGACGTGGTATTCGATGGCATCGTCAAAGTGAACGTACCGGCAGTGATGGTTTGAGACCCAAAGGTGTGGACCGAGACTGCTTTGTCGGACTGAGTGCTGTTGTAGATCAACACGGTATCAAACGCAGTGGTCAACGTCACGGATGTGTACGTCAAACTTGCCGAAGGAGTCCAGTAGGCCGTGCCCGCTGTGGCGGATGTATTGGTTGATGCTGGGGGCGTTGCGTTGGTTACTGCAACTCCGCCTGCGGTGTAGCCCGCGCCAGACACTTCGCCAGTTGTCGAGTAAGCAGTGGTGCTTGCGTTCAATGTGGCAGAGGCCAGATACAGAGCGCCTTTGAACGTGTCGGCGGTAGATGTGCCGCGAGTTGGGGCTGTACCAAAATTGTGAGTCGCGGTCATCAACTCACCGAGAAACGAGGTACACATGCTTTGGGTGTTCGCCATGGTATTTCCTTAAAAAGAAGCTGCTTCAGCGCCCGCAAATGTGGGCATTTTTTTCAAAGTCACATGGACAGAACGATGCACGAGTTCGCCATCTTTCCAATATTCTACCCAAGTGGTCAGTTCGTTGTCATCCTCAAACGTGCCATCTTTGCGCTCCAGCAGGGAGTCGTCCATTTCGCCGTAGGTGGTGGTAACAATCAATTTGAACTCCTGATAAGCGCGGTTGTCGAGGTGTTGGCAGGCATGGTGATGAGGAACGTGCCAGTGGTGGTTTTATCCGAACCAAAGTCCAGCACAGCAATCGACTTGTTGCCCTGCGTCACGTTGTAAATCAGCGCACATCGGGCCGTAATGCTGGCAGACCAGCTCACATTATTCCAGTTCACATAGGCCGTGTAGCCGTCGCTGTTGATCGACGCACCGGTCATGATTTGACCGCCGGCGGTATAGCCCGAAGCAACCACTTCGTTGGCGCTTGAGTAAGCCGTAGTGGCCGCGTTTAAATCTGCGGCAGCGGTATACAAGGCAATCTTGATTGTGTCGGTAGACAGGTCATGAATGCCTTGATACAGCTCCTTTTTGAAACTGGTGGTTTGGGTTTGGACAATCGAGCTCATGACACTTGCACTCGCACTTGTCCATCGCGGTAGGCATCGGCGCGTTGCTTGCCGTCACCCAGGTTCTTGAGCAGAGCAATGGCTTGAACGTACCGGTCTTGGTACAGCTTAACCATATCTGGCTCGCCTTTCATGTACGTCACGGCCTCGCACATTGTGCCGTATAGCAACGCTGAATCAAAGTTGTCACCAAGCCAAGTCTGCCCGGCATCCACAATAGACTCGGGGAGATAGTAGTAGTGCAGCTCTGCGCTATACGTGGCATCTGGTGTTGGGCCAACAATAAACGACAGCTCGTTGACATCGTTGCTTTGGGGGCCAAAAATGGCGTAGTGCTTAGGCTTGCCTGTGGTTGCTGGGTTTGGATATGCCTCACGCATGAAGTTCACATCCTTGTTCAGCAGGTACAGGTAGTCGCCGCCGGCCACGGGGAACACAGCCAATGAATACACCGACAAAAAGTCATCTGGGCAGGACAAATATTTGTTGCCAGATGTAATCGTGCCCGTCACGTTTTTGCGCAAGTTGGCCAACTGAACAGTGTTGTAGATACGCTGCTCAGCCTGCCGAATGAACGTGTTCATGTCATCTGTTTGAAACGTGTTCTCACAGTAGTCAGTAACAAACGTGACGAGTTCGGTGTATGTCATGCCATTGGGCCTCGGGCCATCACGCCTTTAGTAGCTGCACCAGTACCACGGATTTTGATGCCGCTGGTCTTGATTTTCTCGTCGCCAGCAGACTTGCTGATGCCGCCAACGCTCACATCGTACTCGTTGAGCTTGCTGCGGTTTGGGGCCTTGCCAGGGTTGGACTCCACAGTGACAGCCTTGCCGCTCATGGTGTGCGGCTTGGCATAGACTTTGGCATCGCCAACTTCTTTGCCCATCATTTTTTTGCTAAATGTAGCCATGATTAGCCTCGCTTTTGTGCTGCGACTTTGGCCAGATTGCGGCCCATAGCCTTCATGTTGGCGTTGGTCTTACCGCCGCCTTTGCCTTTGCCGCCGCCCGTCATGCCAACGGTAGGGCCGCTATTGCCCAGATTTTTGCCCTCGGTCTTGCCTTTTTTGGCGATGCCATCGGCTGATCGTGTGTATGCCATTTTAATCTCCTTAACTAACCGTTACTGTACCAACAAATGTCGTTGCCACCAAGTAGTTTGGCGTCATTCCGGCATCAAAATAACTGGCCCCGCCAACCGGTTGCCAGCCCCATTGAATATCCCGAGAACCACCGGACAAGTTGCCCGCTGCGTTGTTCCCCGAAGTCACGTAGGTCGTATCTCTGCGCGGGTTGCGCAGCGCCTGCGGGTCATCCACCGGGAACGTGCCAAGCATCAACTGCGGCTGATCTGGGTCCCAGCATTCCGGGCACACCAGCAACTCATACTTGCGCTGCTTGATGATCTCGGTCTTGAGATTCTTGAGCTTGTACTGTTGGCCGCAGCGATCACACTCAGCAATCGCTTTTTTGCCGGATGCAAAGCGATTCCCCATCAGTAGCCCCCACCACTGCCTATAAACATCTGGCGGGGAACAAATCGAATGGCGGCTTTTTCGCGGTCTTCACCAGCAGCAATCTCAAACGTCTCGTCGTACATTTGCTTGAGCATGGGCACGCGCTCCATCAACTCAGGGGTCTTTACGGCAATGTGATACGCCAAGCCAGCGGCCAGGGCCGGCAAAAAGCGAAAATTCATGTCCGCAGTCTCTGCGCCCGCTCCAGCATCCTGGACTCGGCGCAGTCGCCAGTACACAAACTGGTAGGGTGTTGAGTTGTCTGGTGTTGGCCAGACAGTCACTGCGGGAAGCTGTGGCACCAAGACCGCTGTGGCAGCCGTATGCGCGGCAGCGGTAGTGTTGTTTTGGCCACGGAATACGCCACCAAGGGTATTCCCTGAGATGTACGTGTAGTAGATGTCTTCAGAACCCAGGCGGATGAACCCGGACCCGGCTAAGCCAACCACCGTGTTAAGCGTGATCGTGGTGTCTGAGGCGGTAATGGTAGAAGCAAGCGTAGAGCTTGTAGGATTGACCTCACCGGACAGACGCTGGACCCAGACTTGGATTGGTCGGGCTTGCTGAAGCTTGTTTGGAATCGTGGCATAGGTGGAAACGCTGATGCGTGAAATCGTCAAGTCAGCCTGGGTAGAGGCGGTATTGGACCCCGTGCGGATCACATGCTCCAGCAGGTCAATGGTGTCTGTTGGCAGCGCGTAAGTGGCCAAGCCAGGAGTCAGGTTGATGAAGCCCTGCTCCATCGTCCACATGTTGATGCCCTTGGACTGCCACTCAATCGTCATCAGGTTCATGGACCGACGCGCCGTGCGCAAGTCGTAGCCCGAACGCATCTCCCGGCCCGCACGCTCCCATGCTTCCTCGGCAATTTCTGTAAAATCTAAATTAAAAACTGTTGATCCGGTAGTTGTCATGCTGATTCCACCATGAGTCCGCGAACAGCGCGGTTATTTTGTCTTGCCTGCCGAACGGCGGATGCAGTGACTCCAATTGCTCTACCTGCCGCAGATAAAGAATCAAACTCTCTGCCATCACTTAGTCGAACTTTTTTACCGCCGCCAATTTTTTTAGGCCGCATGTATTCCGCGACACACTCTTCATTTAGTATACGCCTGAGGCCAACTGGCTTGTTAATTTTTGCAATAATTTGCGCAGCTTGTACTCGGGATTTTTTTTCTTCCTGAGCCAAAATGCCGCGTGTTGGATTGGCATACATTGCTTGCGCCGTTGGTAAAGCGGCTTGTGCGACCAAGTTTTTAACCAAGCATTGCTTGGCAAACATGGATAAAGCCTCAACGCAATCAGCGTTAAATAAAGACCAAGAATAAATGGTGCGCCCAGTTTTGGTAATTTGTTTTTCATCAAATTTACCGCCAAATCTCTGGTGCAAAGCAAAAATAGGCGCACGGTCGCACATGGATACCTTCACTTGAACAGACATATATCCTGCTTTAGCAAGGTGCATTGTGACGCAACCTTCGCCATCAAACAAACCAGCAAAATACGCATCTGTTATTGTGGTCATGATTTAGCCGTCTTTGCAGAGTCGATAAAAGCCTGAGCGGTGGGAGCACCTTTCTGGCCGGGTTTACGCATTTTCGCACCTCTGGCGCGTTTTGCGTTGATATTTGCGTACAGACCCACCTTTCCGCCTTCAGCGTACTGAGTGAAGTCCGTATCGTCCCGACGAGCCTTCTTGACGCCTTTGGGCATCTTGGAGGGGGTCACAGCCCCCATGCCGCGACTGGCCATCATTACATTTTCCCGCCGCCACACATGGCGACCATCTTGCCTTTTGTATGCCCCTTGGTCACACAGCCGTCAGCGCGAGTAACGCCGCCCTTGGCCAATTTTGTCATAGGCTGACCCTTGTGCAAACGGCCTTCCTTCTTGTTCACGGCCTGCTGCATCATGGACTTGTCCATCTTCACGTCTTCGTGTTTCATATCGCCACCTTTGGAAAATTTGCGGCCCTTGTCCGCGTTGGAAAAATCTTTGCCCACGGATTGTGGAACACCTGCCTTCTTCGCAAAAGCCGGGCTGTGCGCCACGGCTTCCATGAAATTATGCTGCTTCTTACTCGTGCTTGGCATCATCGCCCCGCTTGAATAAGCTGGTCAATTTTTGCTTCAAGCTTGTTGAAGCGTTGGTCAATGTGGTCAGTAATTCGCTGAATTTCTGTTTGAGTAACGTAATCACGGGCAATCTCCTCGCGTGTGATATTTAGGAGGCGCTCAATGCGTTTGACATCCTCGAACTTCTCGCGGACGAAAAACCACACGGCCCCCAAAATAAGTGACAGGCCCGCAGACCAGATCGTGTTGATGTCCATGTCAGCACTTCCACGCCCGCAGGCTTTTATTGATGCGCGAATCCGGGTCTTTCTTGGCCTTCTCGCCAGTCAACTTGGCCTTCATGCCTTCCATCCGGGCGCAGAAAGAGTCGCGGCGTTTGCCGCCCTCGGGCTGCGGGGCCTTCAAGCCGGGCTTGCCGGGGTTCGCTTTGTTGTAGGAGGCACGGCCCTTGGCGTTCAATCCGCCCTTGGGGTTCTTGCCTTCCTTGCGCGTCCATGCTGGGGTCTTAGCCATAAAACGCCGTAACGCCTGTAATTGCTGCGGAAGTGGCAAAGTAAATGTCGGTTGTGAACCGCACGCCTTCGCCGGGGATCAAGATGTACACCGCGTTCGGGTTGGTGTTTGACACAATGTCAAACTCAACTCGCGCAGTGCCACCAGACCCGCCATCTTTAAATGTGATAGTCGCAGCGGTTGAGGCCGCGCCAACAACCACAAAACCCTTGAGACGAGCAGGCCCACCAAAAATGGAACCGCTGGTGTTCAGGTGTGCGCTCTTAACGTCTGTCTGCATCATAATCAATCTCCTGTTAAACGGGGGCCGAAGCCCCCTAGATCAATTATTGCTGGTTGGCTGGGACAAACTGGTTGCCACTTGAATCACGAACCATATAGGCAATCACCAAGGTGGAAGTGCCCAGTGTAGGAGTGGAGCCCAAAGTGAAGGTGACCAATTGATCGGTGGAGCCAACGTTGTTTGCAACTGCGCCGCCAGTGGTGGCAACTGTCAAAGCTGACACGCCCAAAGCTGTGGGCAATGTAGCGGCGTTAACCAGAGTGGTAGAGCCGACTTTGATGGTGATCGTGCCAGCACCGAAAGCGGTGGTGGGGGTAATCATCTGCACAGCGGTAATCAACGCGCCGGCAGGCAGGCACATTGCAAATGTGTCGGCGGTGGTGTCACCAAAAGAGATGGACTTGGTTTGGGCAACGATGGTGCAGCCAGTGTTCTGAACGGTACCGGCAACAGTGCCAGTAGTGTTTTTGACAGTGCCGAGCAGCCAAGGGCCGAGGTGAGTTGCGAATCCCATGATGTTTCCTTCATGCAGTTAAAGGTGCGCCAATCTTGCATGATGTCTGCCGGGACAGTTTGACGCACCGGAAAGCCCGGATAAGCCAATATACATCAAAAGAAAAGGGGGCACAAGGCCCCCTCTCCACATATTTCCGAAGAAATATTAAGCGCCGGGCGAACCGAAGATGCCCAGAGGATCAGACACGCCGAAGCTGTAACGCTCACGGGCCTTGTAACGAACGTTACCGGTGTCGAAATCCCCGTCCATTGAATTGGACAGAGGGGTACGCACGAAGTGCTTCAAGCCGTTTGGCACGTCAGTCAACAGGAACCAAGCGTTGGTGTCTGTCAAGAAGTGGTTAACGGTGTAGCCTTCAGGGATCGAGCCGTTGTTCTTCAAGGCGTTGATGTCGTTGTCGGTTGTACCAACGCGCAGCTCGGTTTCGAGCAAGCGGGTAGCCACGAACATCAGGCTTGGAGGAACGACCAATTTCTTGGGCTTGGCTGCGATCAGCAAACCGCGTTCATCAGTCCAACCAGCGATCTGAATCACAGCGTTTTCCAACGATGTTTCGTTCAAGTCAGCAGGGGTAGATGGGGTGTTGCTGTTTGTACCGCCAGACACCAGAGGGTGAGCTGTCGAGCACAGAACTTGGCCGTCACCGTAAGTCACGCCAGAGCCAGAGAATGCGTTGTTCAACACATAAGCGGCCTTGACTTGCTTGGTGTAAGCCATACCACGGGCCAGGGCCTTGGTGTAGCGGCTGGACAAGCTGTCATACAGGTTGTCTTCCACTGCTTCTTCAGTGATGGAGAAGCCCATTGCAATGGTTTCGTGGGTGTAACGAGCAGTCCATGCTTCCTGTGCGTTGTCATAAGCGATGGCTTGGCCTTCGTTCTTGACAGGTGCAGCAGAGAAACCAGACAGCTTGGTTTCTTCTTCAAAGCTACGCTCCGAGGTTTCGGTTTCGTAGATTTCCTTGTGCTCTTCGCCGTATTTAGCGTACTCCAAGCCGAACAAAGCGTTCAGACCGGGGAGCAATTCCTTGAGCAGTTGTGCGCGTGAAATAGCCATGGTGATTTACTCCTTAGATACCGGTGGTATTGTTGTACGCATGTGTATTGATCTTGACGATCATTTCCACATAGGTAGTCGAGCTGGTAGCTGTCTCAGGCACAACATCAATGATACGGATGGGGTACGTTGCGGTAACCCCAGTAGTAGTAGTGATGGCTTGTGCAGAGTCACCGGTATTTGCGTTACCAGAGTTAGTTGCCACAGTGCAGTTTGCGCCAACAGCGGCGCGGGTCAAGGTGGACATGGTGGTGCCAGAAGACACAACTGCCACTTTGAACAAAGCGGTTGGATCATCAACCACGTAAGCCAGAACGTTGGTCACGCCAGATGCTGGAGCATACTGAGCTTGAACGGTTTGGCCGGACGAGTTGGTGTATTGAACGCCGACGCAAACGCCAACGCACTGTGCAGCGGCGGTGCCACTGGAAATCACAGCACATTTGCCGCTGGCCAACATTTCAACGAGGTCGCCGTCATAAACAGCGCCAGAATCGACTGGGATCAGTCGAGTCGAACCCGCATAAGGGTTTCCGCCAATACGATTGATTGGTTGAAAGCCATAGGGGGCAGATACTGAGGGATATGCCATCTGAAGACTCCAAAAAATTAGATACCTTTTCCGAAAGTCACCTTGGAGCTGCGTTCTTTGAACATAGGCATCCGTGGATCATTTTCGCGCATGTAGGTGTTGTCCACTGACTGCATCTGCGCATCAGCTTGCTTGCTGTAGTACGCATTGCGCTGTTCAGTAAATTCCACCGGGGTCTTGCAAAGGAGCAGGCCACCGACTTCAACGCTGTCTGGAAACTGAGTGTTAGTCGAGCCAAACAAGCGAATTTCTGGGTGGTCTGAAGCCTTTACAGGTTCCCAACCTTCGCGGAGTTTTGACGAAAAGTTAGTGGCGTCAGCCTTGTTCAAGGTACTGACCCGAATCCAACGAAATGCGTAGCCGGGCTCTGGTGTAGGGTCGGGCAGCAATTGCGGGGGCATCCATTGTT